TGCTAGTGCTAAATAAAATAACATTTGATCTAATTCATTAAAGTAATCTGTAATTTGAGATGTAACTTGATAATTCATAAAGTCTTGAACACGCTGAGCTTGCTCTATTTTTTTATCAGTTTGATTTCCATAAATTTGAGTTTTTACAGGGCCACCCGCTGGAAACATTTCAGCAACTGCTCTAGCTTGAAACTGAGTTGCAGCTTCTGACATTAGTGGATGATGAACACCTGAAGCACCTGGAAAAGGATCATTACGATCCTCTACAACTACTCCTAACATTTTTAATCCTTTAGAGTATTGATCTTCCCATTGCTTTCTTGAGTTCTTATCATCTTCAAAAGCTTTAATTAAATCTTTTCCTATATTTCTAATTTCGTTTTCTTCAAGTTCTTCTGCTAAATTAGAATAATGATTTGATTCAAAAACTTCTTCGTCTTTATCAGTTTCGTCTTGATCTACATCAACTAAAACTTTTTCACCATCTTCATTGGTGTATTCTAGTTTCTTTTTTTCTAATTCAACTTCTAATGCCATTATGCTTTGCCTTTTTTTGGTTTCTTTTTACGTCCGTCAGCTCTCCTGTTTTTATCTTTTTTACCTTTTAAAATATCTTTATCAACTTTCGCAGCTTTTCCTCCAGTAAGAGCTGAATTAACTCTTGCCATAGCCCATGCTTGAGGAGTTACTCCTTTACGGTGACCACTTGTTCTATATGCTGCTAAACCTCTATTATAAATAGCTCTAATTTTAGAAACAGGAACTCCTGTTTTTTTAGATTTATTTTTAATTGCTGTCGCTGTGCTTGAACTTGACTTACCCATACATTCTCCTAAACTTTTTATTATGTTTACTTTCTTTTTTTGAACCTACAAACTTTCCACCTTTTTTATCTCCTGGTAAAACTCCTGAACCTTTATTATCTTTATTTAATTTTTTTAAAGCAGCTTTTCTTTTTTTTCTTAATTCACCAGATGTTCCAGCTAAATATTGTTTTTTAACTTTTCTTTTTTTATTTTTAGGTTTACTCATTTGTTGTCCGAATCCTGTTCTACTTAATACCATTATTTAAAACCACGTCTCATTTTAGCGTATTGCTTTTTTGAAATCGTTGATTTTGATTTAGGTCTACTCTTACCAGCTTTACGCCTTTTGTTAATGTTTGCATACAGTCCTGGTTTACTCATAAATACATAATACCTCCTGGTTCATACCAAAATACAATCTATCATTACTTTATAAACAAAAAAATCGCCAGAATAAAGTAAATTATCCTGGCGACCAAACTTAAATAAAAGGTATTATTTGTCGAACATAGCTTTCACATCAGCTGCCCAGTCTTTGTAAAACTGAGAAACTTTGCTTGAATAACTAGTCCAGAATTCTTTTGATTTTTTATAATCAATAAAGTCTAATGGATTAAACATGTCTAACTCCTTATTAGTATTTAGATACCATATAGGTATGATTTTGTAAATTTAAACCCTTTGGATTAGGCCTATCTCCTCCATTCACATTCTTCGTATTCATTATTATAGTCATATTCTTGAAAATTACCAGCATTCATGCAGGGTCTCCCATTTCGATACATCTAAATTTAATAAAATATTTTTGTTTAATAACATCTTCTTCTCCTAACGCCATAATAATATTATGACTTTTCTTATAGCCTTTTTCAAGACACTCGAAATAGTTAGGATAATACCCACCTTCTATCGGTGGCATACATACACTTTCTACATAAGAACAAAGTATTATACCTAACATATACTTCATTACTTACTCTCGATAATAATTTTTTTAATACTTTCACTACCATCAACATTTTTATCAATAATAGCTTTAACTTGACCACACATAAGTTGTTTATTTGTCATATCCATATTTCTTGTTGCAATTCTTTTACCTTTTAAACACTCGGACATTGAATTTTGAACACGATGCTCAACAAGTTCACCATTTAAAAACAAGCATAATGCAATAACCATTTTAGTCATTATTTTTTCCTTAATAAAACAATTAATATGACGCTAAAAAATCCCCAATACCAAAAACAATAACTAAATGCTTTGCTAAAAAAATTAGGATCCAGATATTTTAAAAAAAAATTAATAAGTTCTGTTTCCATTAGTGTTTACCATTTCCATTTGCAAATTTAATATCACGTGTTGCATCTTTTAATTTCTCTAAATCTTTTTTAATTTTTTCAATTTCTTTTGTGTGTTGATTTAACATCACACCTGTATGCACATTATCTTCTAGTTGTTTTTGCATTTTTTCTATTTGTTTAGCTTGCCATTCTAAGAGCATAAATTGTTCTTGGTCTACAGGTTTTTGAACACTTGCTTCTAATAAATCTTTTTCAAATAATTTATTTCTTGTCTCAAGATTATTAAGTCTTTCAATTACAGTAAATGCAAACCATGCGCCTAAAACGATAGCTGTAATTAAACCCAATAAATTTTTTAATGGCAAACCAATATTAGTATTTTCACTTATCTTCATATTATTTTACCTAATAACATTATTGCGACAGCCCCCACCGCCGCTAGTAATACCCAATAGATTTTATCTATCTTGCCACCCAATTTATCAATATCTTCATGCATATGTTTAAGATGATTATTTTTAATTGTACTTAATTCTTTTTTTAATCCAGTAATATGACCGTACAGAGCTATGATATGTTCACCTGTCGTTTTAGGTGCTTTTGCCATTTATTAAATTCCTTTTAATTTAGGATTAATTATATTTTCCTGGGCTCTAGGGCGACTTTGTCTTTGTTTAAAATGATAAGTCGATTGGCCCTTTGAAAGAGCTTCTTTTAACTTATTTTTAATTTGTAATTTAAAATCTTTTGAGTCCATAAACACCATTATACCAAAATGAACAAAAAAGTTCTAGTGTTATTTTAGCAACGCCATCTTCTGCGAGCTTGTCTTATTCTACTATTTGGATTATTTCTAGTTTTAGCAGAAGAACGTTTTAATTGACCTAATGATCTTGCGCAATAGCTTCTTCTTCTCGCTGCACGTTTACCTTTAGGATTTTTTTCAGTTACTGCTGTTTGTAATTTAGAACCAGGATTAGCTCGTCTATAAGCTCTAACACCTTTACGTGTCATGCCTGCTCCCTTTTTAGTCGGTCTAAAATTACCCGACTTTACAGAAGTTTTAATTGGCTTTTCTTTTCTTCTTTTTGGTCTTATTCTTGTTCTTCTTCTTGCCATACATTTTACCTTTACATGCCATTAAACTCTACCTTGTCCTCTGTTTTTCTTTTTAGTAAAAGACTTATTAGGTCTCTTAGCGTGTTGGCCTTTTCTTCGCTTAGACTTTTTCTTGACGTAATTATCTACGCCAAAGCCTTTAGCTTTTTTTGCCACCTTTTTTCTTTTTCTTCTTTGCCATAGCTTTCATTATCGCCATGCCACGTTTTTTTTCATAACTAGAAAGCTTACCATCTTTATTTAAATCAGCTTTTTTCATATTTTTCTTTTTATTTTTTTTCATTCTCGCTCCTGTTATTTTTGAGTTTTGTAATCTTCCTAAACCTGATCCTGATCCCGCTGTCATTTTAGTCATTTTTAGTTTCTCCTTCTTCATTAAAATCTTTAGCTTTATTAGTATGCGTAAACCCTTCTTTCTCTGCAGCTTTATAACCTTTATCTAATTTCTTTCCTTTATCTAAAGCAGCAGATGCAGCAGCAGTCGCTCCCATGCCCATAAATCCCATCATTGGAAGTCCTAGATCAGTTGGGTCTTTTCCAAAAGCTTTATCTTGTTTTCTTTCTTTAGGTGTCTTTTTAAATTTAGGTTCTTTTAATAATTCTGTTTCGCTCATTAAAACATACCGCCAGTTGACTTTGTAAACATACCACCAGGAGTTGCACCTGATCTTTCTAATTGAGTTTTAGGTCCTTTTTTAAAAGTTTCTTTTTGTACTTCTATTTCTTCTTCAGGTCTCATATTAATTCTTGCTGGATTCGTATGTTCAAAGCCTTCTTTTTTTGCTTCTTTAACACCTGCGAGTGGATCGTAATTTGTGCCTTTTACATTTTGTGCTAAATCAGCTAGGCCTTTTGCAGTTTCAACTTGATATCCTTTACTCATCTTTTTCTCCTTCGTCATTAAAAGATTTTGCTTTATTCGTATGAGTGAACCCTTCTTTCTCTGCTCCTGAATAACCTTTAGAAATATCTTCTAAAGTTTTTTTAATAAGTTTTCTTTCTTTATCAGAAATTTTAGTTTTAGCAGGTGTAGTATATTCTTTATCCATCGCTTTTATA